TTTCATTCTGGGATCGTTCCTAAGTGACGGTCACCCCGCATCGCGGAGTAGGTCTGAAGTTCAGCTAGCTCCTCGGGAACGCCAGCCTCGATGCGTAGCCTGACGTTCTCGATGAACTTGCGCTGCCATTCTACCGGCGCACCGAACGCTAACCTCAACCAAGTGGTCAAGGATAGGTGCGGGACCTCTTTCACACGTCGTCCTCGTAGCGCAACGTGGGGAACATCGCCAGGCACCGCAGCACGAGCTCACGCTCTACGCGAACGTCGTTCTCGCAGTAGGCCACTGCCTGTTCCTGGCTCATGCGCTCCACGTCGCTACCGTGCGCCGTCTTGGGAGCTAGAGCGAACCTACGCAACCACACGTCAAGGGACAAGCCTTTCGCGAACGTCGGGTTGAGCGCCTCGTTCACGTCGCACACCGACTTGTAGTCCCGCGCCGTAGGCCAGCACAACGGGACCTCAAGGCCCAGGATGCACGCGCGTTGGGTGATGAACGGGATGTCGAACGTGCGAACCCCGAACCCACAGATCACGGGACGACCCTCCGACTTGTTGAGGGTGAGGATGTGGTCGAAGAACTCGCGAATGGTGTCGCGTTCGTCCTCGGTCGGGTTGCCCGTGTCGCGATAGAACGAACGCACGGGGAGGTTGCCATGCAACGGAGCCGCACTGATCACGGCAACACGCCCGGTGAGCGGTGATAGCGCGGCTCGCTCGATCATCTTGAGCACGCCCTCCTCACGCTTCTCGGCAACCACGTCGAGCTTCTTCGCGTTTCCTGTTTTGACGGTGTCGCGCAGCATTTCCTCCACTCCTTCGCTATCAAGGAAGAGGCGGTCTGCGCGAGTTTCGATGTCGATGACGAGAGGGATCATTAGAACGGCACCTTGCCCATGTCGTCCTGGGCTTCGGACTTGAGGATCTTGACGACCTTGGAGCGCATCACCTTCTTCTTGTCAGGGAGGGTCTTCACGATGGCCTTGATGATGCGGCCTTCCGCCAACTTGGGGTCGCCCACGAAGTCCTTGCCCTTCTCAACCGTGAACCCGAGGATCTCGACGGATTCCCGCCACATACTGGCAAGGTTGCCGGTGTTGCAGAACGTGATCCATGTCATCAACTCGAACCCCTGGGTCACGACATCGCCCACCTTATCGGGAGACGTGACACGAAGTCGCAACGTCCACATGGGTGATCCCACGCTTTGATCCCCAGCCGACACCGTCTCGGCAACTTTCGTGACGATGCACTCGTACTCGCCTTCAGGCAGGTTGGGGTTTTTGGATGAATCCGCAATCTCGGAAACGAAAATCTTGACCATGGCTGCTCCTACCCCTCCTTGGTTGTTTCAGGAGCCGGCGGTGGGGTGATGTTGCCGCCGAGCTTCACGATGAGGGCCTCCGCTTGGGTAAGCGTGAGATCCTCTAACTTGGTTACGCCACGCGACCGCAACGACGCGATCACGGTTTCCTGCTTGTAGCTTGCCGTCAACCGCTCGAACTCCTGGCACAGCCAAGGCGTCGGACGCGGCATCGGCTCACCCGTGTGTCCCCACCACTCGCGGAAGGCGTTGGTCACGACTTCGTTCCAGGGCAGGAACGTCGAGGAACCCGTGGGGATCTTGCCCCACCTGTCGCGATCGCAATAGGTGATGCGCTTGTCGCCCACGAGCTCGGTTCTCAACACGGTGTCAAACTCGAAGCGGATGTTCTTCTCACAGTCCGGGTCGCGTGCGCCAGTCACCGAGTCGATCTTCTCGCGGCAGGTCACGATGACCGGCACGCTAGTCCGGCGCAGATCCGCGATGAGACCACGCCAAATGCGCTTGATGGGTCCCCATGAGCCGATGTCCAGTGCCTGCTGGAACTGCGACAGGTCGTGCTTCTTGCGGTCGCGCACCTCCTTGTCCGCGATGTCGACGAGTTGGTTCCAGATCGTGGTCAACGGGTCGATCCCGATGAGCGTCACGTCACCGGGGTTGGCCATCACGCGAGCGATGTCGTCGCGCACGAAGAACGGATCGTCGGTCACGATCTCTGGTCCTTGGAACGGGAAGCGGTCCTGGTAGGGCAACGTGCCCCCCTCGGCGTCGATGATGTATTTCGTGGCCGGGATCTGGAGCAAACCGTAGCTCTTCCCAGACGCGGACCCGCCATACACCAAGATTTTTGGTGCGATCTTGTAGCTCATGTTTCGTCCTCCTACTTGTTGGCTTCCAGCTCGAGCAAAGCACTCTGAGCCAGGGCCGTTCGAATCTGCACCCAGGCATCGCTGCACTGGTAGTCTTTGCACTGCCTCTCGGCGAGCTCCCAGATGTCCGCCTCCGCGACGGTCGCGTTGGGAAACTGCGCCATGATCCAGCCGATCACGTCGAACGCCATCTTCCGCGACGCACCAAAGCGCATCGCCATGTAGATGTTCGATCGCGACTTGACCTGGCTCTCGACCTCGGTCATCGAGACGCCCTTCACCCAGATGGCCCAACGGAACAGTTGCCCGAGTTCGCTGTCGTCGTTCCTCTTGCTGGGCAGGTAGCGGATGTCGCGCAGTAGCTTCTCTTTCAAGTTATCCATGACTGGTAGAACTTGTAGCGCAAGTCCTCGAAGCAGTCAAGGGGTGCGCGAAACTTTTTCTCTACTGTTTCGCAGCCTTCCACGTCGCGATGCCGCGCTTGGCCAGGCCCTCGATCTGTAGGTTGGCCTGTTGCTTGTCCACCTGGCTAGCGTCACGGCGCTTGCGGATGTCGTCGATCTCGCCCTTGAGGCGGCTGGCTTCCATCCACGCGAACTCCATCTTGCCCTTCAAGGTGTTGGACCCGTGCGACTGCTTGAGTTCCTTCCAAATCTCGAAGAAGTCCTCGGTGATCTGCGTGTTGCTCAAGTCCTCGCGTCCGAACAACGTCCCCACTACTGGAGCTCCTGCCAGCCCCTCGCTGCGCCGCCACTTGCCACCTGTGATCCACTCCAGGTCGCGAACAACCTCGAGCCCCATGCTCCCCGTCGCGTTCTTCAAGGTGTGGTCGATCATGGCTGGGGACACGTTGAGCATCCCCCCAAGCATCTTGCTGAACTCAGTCGTGTAGACCGTGGAACGATCCCAAGGTTCCTTGCTATCCATCGCGTAGGACGACACCACGTTCTTCATCCGGTAGGTGTCAAAGTTCGAGATCGCCTCGAAGGGAAGCTTGAGGAACACCGGGAGCATTCGGCTCACGTCCGTGAACGGGATGAGCTGGCTCACCAGGTTGTAAGCGTACTCGGAAGCTCCACGCGGTTCCTTGTCGTGCATGTAGTCGAGAACGCGCTCCACGCCTGCACTGAACACGTAGCCAGCTTCACGCGGCTTTGGAATGCGGATCGGTGGATGGTCCTTGCTGTAGTAGATGAACCAGTGCTCATCGCGATCCTTCCGATCCAAGCGCCGGTATCTCTCGTCGTCCTTGTTGAGCAGCCAAAACGCGATCGTAGGAGCGGTGATCGCCGACATCGCGTAGATGAATGCCCTGGCCTGCTTGTCGGTGCCTTCCACGCCACTGAACACCCGCCAGAACTTTCGCGATCCCTGAACTGCCGCGTTCCAAAACGGGATCATGGTGTTCAACACGCGACCGTAGTAGCCAGCGCGCGTGTAGTTCATGATCTCCTTGGATGCCCAAAGCCCTTCCAAGATCGCGTCAGACTCGCTGAAGTCGTTCTTCTTGGCTTGCTTGTACACCCGATCGAACTCCTCGATGCGGAGCCAACGCTCGGGACGACCCACGATGAACTCCAACGCTTGGATGGGTTTCATCAGCAAGCTCTTCGGGCTCGTCAACAGGTCGACGACCTTCTCCCCCTTGGACTGCTTGAACATGCCCTTGATCTGGGCAGCATCATGCGCCTTGTTCTGACCAAAGTGCGTCGCAAGCATGGTTCCAAGAGCCTCGGCCCGCTTGGCAACCCCACCTGAAACGGCTCCTGGGAACACCTTGGGAAAGATGTCCTTGAACGCTCCCTTGATCATCGAGTAACCAGGGAACGTGAACCCGGCCTCGCTGTACATCGGGTAGGTTAGCGCGTCGATGATCGGGTTGACGATCAACCCGAACGTTGGATTGGTAGACACCGCTCCCAAGCGAACAGCGCGAGTGAACGGCATTGCGATCTTGGACCAGAACCCCAGTTGCTCTGAGTCCATGCCTGTCAAGTAGCGGAACACGTCGGGGTGGAACTCGTAAAGCACCGGCTTCCCATCACGAATCACGGTCGCGATGGTCGAGTTGTCACGCGGAGCGTTCTCGTTCGTAAAGAACGTCGTGATCATCGCCTCAGCTAACTTCGATGGGTCCTTGACACCAGACGTGTCCACCTTGATCCCCATGCCTTCGAGCTGCTCGATCGCCGCCTCGACCTTGATCTTGACGGCTTCAGTGTTCGGCTGAACCCTCCAAGCTAGATGCTGACCCCACTCGAATCGTTCACCATCACCGATACCCGTGGTTCGTTCCGCGAAGTCGATGATGCCGTTGGCTACGCGCATCCGATTCGCGCGGTTGATCATCGTCATGGCTTGGGCAACAGCGCCCTTGATGATGTCGTCGAACTCTTGGCCACCACCAGTCAAACTCTTCAGACTGGTGCCACGGTTCACGAACGCCTTGCCAAGACCAAGACCAGCTTCCGCCTTCAGGTACTGGTTCTCGTTCATCAACCTGGCTAGGTGAACGTAGAACGGGTTCAACTCGTCGATCTTGTCGCGCATCTCGGTGGACAAGCCACCCGACGACTGAAGGTAGTCCAACAAGTGACTGTTCCACTCGTGGATCTGATCGCTTACCTCTCTGAAGTGTGGGTATGCCGCGTCGAGCTCTTGCACAACGAACTCAGGACGCCCACGCTCAACACCAGACTCGAGGCCCCGTTCGTGATAGACCTCGGCAAGACGACGCGACAACAGGTAGACCGAGAACTGCGCGTAGTCCTTCCACTCAATCTGCTTCAACGCGGACGCTAGCGATGGGCCGATCCTTCTACCGTGGACGTCGACAGCTTCATTCATCACGAAGTCCATCGCCGTCTGTGGCGCTGAACCGCGCAGAGCCTCAAGCATCTTGATCGGGTTGTCGCTCGCAGCGAGCTTACGCGCTTCGTGTGGCGCGATACCGTTCTTGATGAACAGGTCCTCCACGAGATGGATCAACGCATCAGAGTCGTCGATGAACGCCTCGTTGAACCGACGCCATATCGACTTACTCTTCTCTGAGCTTGGGTCCGTTACCAGGTGCAGCTCAGATCGCATCAACTGGTAGGCCGTCCCTCCAGTCCGCGTGTCGAACATCTTCTTGATCGCGGCGAACTGCTTGGCGAACTTCGCGTCGGTTGGGATCAACGTGTTGAGCATGTAGTCCGAAGTGCGAGGAGCGAGCCTTTGCAGGGCTGGGTCAGACCACAAGTACCTTGCGACCCATTCCGCAACCCCCTCTTGGAAGTAATGCCCAACCGCAGGAACTTGAGTGCCATACAACGCCCTGCCAAGCGCATCGAGTTCAGCTCGAACATCTTGCGGGAATCGTGTCGCGTCCAAGCCCGTCAACTTCTTGTCCATCGCATGGCCAAACTCGTGGGCCAACGTGGAAGCATCAAGATCCCCAGCAGTCCTGATTTGGTGCCCTGATGGGCTAAACCATCCAAGCGCCTTCTTCTGCTTGAACCATCCACGACCAGACTTGATCAAATCGCCAGTGGCTTCCTCCATGGCCTTCTTGATCTCACTGCGCCGAGCAGCCTTGCGTCCCTTGAGATCGCCTGGTCGATTCGCGATGGTCAGTTGGTTGGAGACACCGGAGGGACTTCCAAGTTCTCCTTCTCCTTGGCCAGCGCCTCGTTGATCAGTTTCTCCACGCTCGGAGCGAGCAACCTCACCCTCTCGCGAAGGAGCGCCTCTTTCTGGGGATCCGAGGACGCCTCCTTGATCGCTAGATCCAGGGGCAGGACGCTCAACAACTTCTTCGGGAGTATCTTCATCGGGCAGTTTCCTCTTCTCTAGGATCTTCAGAATCGAGTACTTGGGACTTGATGCTCCAGCAGCCGTTGCCGTAAGCCACCTAGCTGCTGTCTTCGCGATCTCTGGGGTGATCTCTTCAGCGAGAACGTGCTTGAAGTTTGGGTTGGTGATGAGCTCAAGAGCATTTCGCATCGTGGCGTTGGTCGCCAGTTCACCATGAGTCATGCCACCCAACGTCGCGACAACCCTGTGGATCGCGTCAACAGCATCACGAACTGACTCGTCAGTGTGTGCGTTGAGATGCGTGACCTTCTGCGAGAGTTCCTTGAGTCGCATCCCGATCTCAGGGTCCGTTCCACCAACACCCTTGGACCAGTCGCGAATCGAATCAGGTGGCAACCTTGGATCGGCTAGCCACGGTTCACCTTCGCCTTCTTGAACGTAGACGCGACCAAACCGCAATGCAAGGCGACGCCCGCCCACCGAGTAGACACCAGATGGGTCGGGCTCGCCAAAGTCTTTGACGGGGAACACGTCTCGCGCTTGAACGTTGCTCATCGCAGTGTCAAGCACGAGTCGCTCAAGGGCTAACAGCCCTTCTTGCCCTTTTTCTTCTTTCCCATGACCAAGTTCCTTGTCCATCACAACGAAAGGCTCCCCGTCGCGAGTCCCTACACGGAACTTGCCTGGGAAACCGGGAAAACTGAACTCCCAAGCGCCATCCTTCTGCTGACCGATCGGGTTCCATCCTAGCGATTGAAGATGGGAAACGGTGTCGGTCAGGTTCGGTCCCTCGATGTCGTATTTGACATCAGGCGACACCTTGCTCTTGGAGAACTGATCCACGAGTGCGGTCGGGAGCTTCATCTCCCCAGCGTGCTCGCGGTTGTAGGGTCCTTGCGCGCTAGGCATGATCCCCTTGAATGCCCCCATACCGACTGCTGACCCGGCCATCTTGACGAGCCAAGACTCCAGTGCCGCAGGGTCGCCTTGGTACATCCCCTTCCAAGCGTCCTTGTAAAACTCGATGTCGAGCATCGAGAACCCAAGACCCTCAAAAGCACCAGCCGCGAACGCAGCTACGCGAGGACCCCATGGTTCTTGGCCGTTGAGCCAGTTCACGACCGTCTTGGTTCCAGCGACTTGTCCAGTCCGCAACCTCTCTGACCAGTGGCCAAGCATCACGTAGGCTGGGGCGAACAACGCGGCAACACCACCAGCCTTGAGTCGATCGAGTGAGTCTCCTTCGGTAGCGACAACGCCCTCAACACCGAACCCAAGTGCCGTTGGACCGTACTTCTGCGTCGCCTTGAGCAATGCCGCCGTCACCTTGGCCGTGCCAGACAACTTGGTGCTCAACTCGGCGAACAACTTGCCACCCGCCGCAGCCGTCGCGATCTCGTCAGTGGACATGCCAACACGTTCCGCGAGCTTGATCGCTGCTGCGCCAACGGCCATGTCCCCAACTGGCGTGAACATCTTCGTCACGCCGCCGATGATCTTCGCTGGCATCCCCACCATGAACCCAACGGTGTGCCCAGCCATCTCGGAGACGCTAGCGCCAACGCGAAGGGCTGTGGAACCTGCGACGTAGCGATCCGTGTTCGCCTTGTTCTCTTGGATGCGTTGCTCGATGGACGCGAAGGGATCGCTGCCCACCGAACCAGGCTCCACGATCGCTTTGCCAACGGTTTCAAGTGCAGCTTGAGCACTCTCGAGTCGAATGTAGTCCAGCCTCTTCTTGAGCTCGTGCGCTGATGCCTGCACACCCTCGAGCCCGAAGACATGATCGAACCCTGCCACGTCCGCGATGGACTCGACGCCTCCAACGATGAGTTTGCTGATCCCACGAATCGGGGACAAGACCGCACCTTCAGCGATGCCCTTGGTGATCTTCTCACCGATGGTTGCACCTGTCGCGATGGGCTTCCAGAACGACTGAACGCTTTCGAAGTCCTCCTTTGCCAGCCGCATGTTCCTGTTGATGCGACCGAGCTTCGCGGTCAACTGCCTCTGGTTGCCCTGAAGCTCGGAGACCATGTCGTCAGTGAACAAACCAGTGTCCTTGAGAACACCAGCCTGAAGCTTCTCGAACTCGGTTGGTCCGCTAGGAACGTTGGACGGTTCTTGAGTCTCAAGGATCTTGGATGACGACGATCTCCCCAGGCTGTCTCGCTTGGAGAAGGAGCCTTCTCCATACCCAAAGAGTTCGAGGTCACTCACTGGCGTTCCTTGATCAGCTTCTTCAGGTCCTTGCTACGCAACGCGATCTGCAACGCCGCGTAGGGTGAATACCCGCTTTCTCTCGCCGTGTTCATCACGTCCACGAGGTACTTGCGAACCTTAGCCGGGTTCCCAAGCTCCTTGTCATTCATCAAGGACGTGACCTGTTCGCGTTCGGGTCCTTCCAACGTGTCGATCACTTGAGCTGGATCGGATGGTCGCGACGGCTTCGGGGCTTGAACTTGCCCAGCAGCGACATCGCCAACAGCTTGCGACATCTTCCCGAACCCAGTATCGGACGGTGTTGATGGTTCGTCGTCCCAACTGTTGATCACGCGATCAATGTAATCCTGGGGAACGCCGGCTCGTCGCATGTTGTACAGGGCAGCGGATCGGTCCTTCAAAACCTTGGTTCTCGTGATCTCCGAACTGGAACGCCTGCCATACTCGTCGGTCAACGCAAGATCGTGAGATGCACGAGCTCGCAAAGCCTCAGTCTTCGCGTTCTGCGCTTTGACTTCATCGGGACCAAGGTAACGCTTTGATGGCTGCTTGTTCTTGCCGGGCATCCAGGTGAACCACTTACCTTCAGGATCTTGAACCGGTTGGTCGTTCAGTCCTTGCACGTTGAACTGGAACTCCTCCTTGTCCACGTCAAGCTGCTTCTTCATCGCGTCGAGTCTCAAGCTCTGTTCGTGAAGCGCACCAACCTTCATTCGCGTGTCCAACTCCATGTGGAACGCCTGCATCTTCGCGACGTAATCCTGCCGCTTGGCCTCCTCGAGCGCCACCATCGTCGCGTTCTCGGTGTTCTTGCGCGCGTTCTCTTGCATCGCAAGGTAAGCCTGGATGCCAGCCTGCACGGGAGCAGCGCCTTGTTGACGAGCAGACTCTACCTGCGACATCTCGAACGGCGTTGTCTGCTCTTGAGACTTGAGTAGGTAGGAGTCTGCCATGGTTAGGTCGTCGCGATGAGTCGGTCCAAGCGTGCGTGCATCACATCCATCGTCCCGACGACTTCATCCGCAGCCCACGCCGCGTAGGTCACGTCGATCGGTTGTCCTGTTCGCATCTCGTAGGTGTCGGCAACGGCTCCTGTGCTGAGCCCCATGCGTCCCATGCCCGAGGGCGAAAAAGGACCGGCGGCAGACTGCATAGCCTGCGCGCCGGGTCCCCCAACGGATTTGGTACCCTGTGGTGATGCACCCCTGCCTCCACCACTAGAGCCCTGTTGGTTCACGTTCGGGCCACCGGCAGACATCCCGCCAGCACTCTGGATGCCCGCGCTCTGCCCGCCAGTTGCAGCAGCACCACCGCCCATGGCACCGCCCGGAGCTGACTTGGACTGCCACCCCATGCCCACGTCGGCACCGACATCAGCTCCCATGCCATCGGCTGATCGCGTGGTCTGAGGCAGTTCACCTTGTTGCTGTTGCGCGCCCCCACCTTGCCCACCACCCTGCCCTCCTGCTAGAGCTCCACCAAGGGCTCCCCCAGCAGACGCTCCAACCGCAGCTCCTACGGGACCACCGATCACGGCTCCCGCGACACCACCGATCACCGTGCCCGCAATAGTGGCAAGGCCAGCGTTTCGCGCCTTCTGCCGCGCCTTGAACGAGGCATCAGCCCTCGCGTTGTACATCAGGTCTAGCGGGTCCATTCTCCCGGCCAGAAGCGTCTGCGCCTGACCCTGGTAGAGCCCCTGCGCGAGGCTTGCAGCACCACCTGGTCGGTAGTACTGGAAGTTCTCCATGCCCTTCTGCAACGTGCCGAATGCCTGGCGAGCCAGGTCTGCGTTGTACTTCTGCACCGCCCGGTCGTGCTGCATTTGCACGTCGGGGGCGATCTCAGTGGGCGGAAGGTAGTCTTGAGAACCGCCGAAAGCATCGACAGGACCGTAGTCCCGCATCCTCGCATCGTTCTTTTGACGCAGCCTAGCCAGGTCCTCGCGGTAGAGGTCGGAAAACTTCCGATAGTCGGGACCGATGTTGGGATCAGCAACAGGAGAAACATAGGAACCTCCTTGCCATGTCTCTTCACCGTCATTCGAGTACCACTGTCCGTTTGCGTCGTAGGGCATAGATCACCACCAAGAGTTGTCGAGCATCGTCTTGATGAGGCCAGAGTCGGCATCACCAAAGTCCGCGAAAGCACCAGTCAGAACCCACGTCGTCATCGGGTGATCGCCCGCCGTGACGTAGCCGTTCGTAGATCGCAGCCCATGCCACGAGCTCAACTGGTTGCCTGCTGAACTGTAGGCACCATACCCACTATCCCCCAGGTACGGCCACCACGAGTACGCGATGAACGACGGGTTGATCGTGCTGACGTTCCAGAACCCGAACGCGATCTCGTCACTGGGTGAGGACATTGACGCGCACCCACCGAATATGTTCGCGCCAAGGTCAGGGTAGATGCCGTCCGTAGTCTCGGTCGAAAGGTCGCGATAGGTCAGGCCGAGTGTCGTGTGTGGGCCGAAACCCTGCGTCACGTCGGAGTAGTTGCCACCAAGACCGCCTTCGGGCCACACCGTATCCGTCAACTTACCGTTCGTCCCGAACAACGCCACCGTGTAGGGCGACAGGTCCGTCAACGTGTGCGCGCGATGGATCGGGTCGCCGGTCCCAACGCCAAGGCCCCAACGCATGTGCGAACTGAACTGGCAGCTCATCAACTGGTCGATGCCCACCCAGATCGGGCGATGGCAGGTCACCGTGGTCGTCCACTTGTGAATGCCCTCGTTGCCCTCGTAGTTGATCCAGTACTCGTTAGTGAGCGTGATCGCGTCCCAAATCACCGGGTTCAAGCGCCCGCCACCGTGGTCGTGACCGTTCTCGGGGTCGTCCGGGTTCCACTCGAGCGGCATCGAGACCGTCTTGATGTAGCCCTGGTTCGACGCGAGAAGCTTCATCTCGTAGCTCAGCAACGGTGAACCTTGCTGCGTTGCAGGGTCCACGATGTGCCGACCGCCCACCGGTTGCCCTTGCGGTTGCCCACAATAGGCGCTACCGGCTTGCGTCGGGTTGTGCAGTATTCGCACTTTGCACGTCCCACCCGTGTAGGTTCCCACTACCGCGCTCGTGTCCACAGGCAACGAGAACGTCTGCATGTAGTAATCGCCCTGGTCGTAGGCCGTAGCGGGGTTCTCAGCTCCAACCTCCTGCTGCCCGTAGGTCCCGTTGATGTCGGTCGCGAGCACGTTCACGCCCGAGATGTTCAAGGCCACCTTGGTGCCAATGTCGAACCCATGGGGGAACGACACCCGAATCAACGTCGTGGTTCCCTTCGTGATCGCGGTGATCGGGAGCGACTGCACGTCCTCGCTGAAGAACATCGCGTGTTGCAGCGAGCGACCATAACCACCTTGGTGGTTCATGATCTGCCGCGTCGTCCCACCCACGGTCAGGTCCCACTCGAAGATGTGACCGCCACCATCCAACGCGATGCGAATGCGGTTGTCCTGCGTACTGCCTGGCACGTAGAGCTCAACAGGTGCCAGAGTCGCGCGCCCAGGACGACGGTAGCCCCAGATCGCGGGCATCTTGTCGGCACCACGTAGTTCCTCGGTTGTGAGCCAGATGTCCGCACCGCCCGAATGCGTTCCGAGGCGAGTGAGACGATGATAGTTTCCTGAGTTTGTCATGCTTGCCTCGTCTGGATCGTCACAACGCACTTCCTCAGGGACGTTGCCTTTCCCTTAATGGTCTGCATCGCGAACAACACTGGTCGTTGGTACTTGATCTGCCCACTGGCCACCGTGTCCGACATCGGAACGGAGGCATACATGTTCTCGACTTCACCCGTCGCGATGACCGACAGGTTCTCTCGCGTCGACTGCGGCTGGAAGATCCGCCACTGGATCTTGATGTCCGTGTAGTTGTCGAACCCCCCCCAGTCGTCGTTGAAAAACGTGAACACGATCTGCGTGATCTGCGTGTCCACAAAGTGTGGGAACGCCCCCAGCGTGTACCACACCCCTCCCGTGGGCATGATGACGTTGAGCCCGGTTAGCGTGATCGCGTGAGACTGCGTGACGTTAGCCACCTGGACTAGCCTCCACGACGATGTCCTTGATGCGAAGCGGGCCGATGCCCACGAACAGCAAGCGCAACTTGGCTTCGTGAGCCCTCGATGCGCCAGCACAATAACGCGAACGCGTTCCGTTGACCCAGTTCACTTCGTTGTTGTTGGTGAGCAACGTCTCCGCGTTCGCGTCATCATATGTCGATGCCTGGCAGATGAAGCCGGGGCCAAGTGGGTCAGTCTCGTTGCGAAGCATGACCGCCCCGATCTTGCTGTTGCGCTCCACGTTCGACATGACGTGACGATGCGACACGATCTCGACCGTGAGCGGATCAGACGTGGTCACGTTGAGCGTCTCATCGAACGCGAGGATGCGCTTGTCGAAGGTCAGGATGCCAAGACGCCAGTTGCCGTCGTTGCACAAGATCATCTCGGCATCGACGCACTCTTGGGTCGAGGTCAACTCCCAGTAGGACCAAGCACCCGCTGCGTAGTTGTAGACCAGGACCTCATCGCACGGCACCTTGGACTTGAGGTCGTCGTTCGCCGTGTTCACGTAGGTCGTCGAGTTGAGGTCGTGACGCACGAAGAACAACAGCAGCTTGCGCGTTGGGTCGTGTGCCGCGAACGCATGTGGCATCTGCCCGCGAGTGTCGCGCTTGTAGGTCGTCTTCCACCGCTCGTAGATGGGCTGACCGATCCACGAGAACGCGCCCCCGATCATCGCGACAGGTCCACGCTCGGAGAGCCAAGCGCACCCATCGTCGTAGGAGATCATGGACGACGCCGCGATGCACCCGAACTCGCTGGATACCATGCGAGGGTCTGCGCCCAATGGCGAACGATCCCACTGGAGCGCGTAGGTCTCCTTGTCGGTGCACATGATCAACGTGTCGTTCATGCGCCCGAACCCGGTCAGGTCGTAGCCGCGAATGCGATCCAAGGGTGCGCGGTTCGTTGCTGGCGAGATTCCAGGGTAGCCGCGTTCGCTCCACCAGTACATGCCCTTGGGCATCACGAGTAGGGCGTCGATCGACGCGGTTCCCGTGAAGATGTTCTCATGGACGCCGTCGAGCTCCCACACCTGCGTTGCCCCAGGCGCACCCGTGAGCGAAGTCAACGTCCTCGCGTTGAGTCGCTTCTTGAGCGGCATCACCGGGTAGTTCTCGTAGGCGATGAGCAGCCCACCCATGGACGACGGGAGTTGGTAGTCCGCTGCCATCGAGCCGGTCACGCTCGTCGCGTAGCCAGTGCCCAACGGGGAAATCACGATCTCGTTGTTGAGCAGCTTGACCCCAAACCCAGGGTCTGATGCCGCGTTACGGTGGTAGACGGAGATCCTCTCCGATCCCAGGACGGTGTTGTCATACACCGACGAGATCAGTCCACCGAAGAACGTCGTTCCCTTGACCGTGCGAACGATCGACCCACCCATCGGCATGTTCTCGATCTCGGGAACACGAGCCGACAACGGCGTCAACTCCAACACGTTGATCAAGACGTTGTGGTTGATGGTCTCCTGGTTCACGAACACGTCCACCACAGGGCGCATCGTCCCTTGGCTCGCATTCGGTTCTGACAGATAGATGATGATGGAGCACCCATTCACTTCGCGAAGTGCAGCTCTTGGCGTGAACACTTGAAACGCGATGTAGTTGTCGCCCGCACCAAGCGTCACAGGCTCTGGATCGCTGATGAGCCCATACTCCCCAGTGACTCGATCCTTATAGCCGACCGAGTAGTAGTAGGTCGCGCTCGATGCGAGCTTCCCAGTTCCCGACACGGGTGACGCACTCCACCGCACGCCTTTGGGCACGCCAAGCGCCCTCGTCTTCTTCGTGATGATGCTTGAGTAAGACCCGTAGTCCGCGCCAGGAAGGTGAGCTTGCAGCATCACACCGTGTCCAGGAACCGCGATCAGGAGCCTACCATCCGCGATGTCCAGTTGCGCCTTGCGACGCGGCGGGCGATCGAACGTGACGTTTGGGAACGACGCAACTCCAACCTGAGACGTTGGAACCAAAGCCGTATACGACGCAGATGTGAACCCAGTATATGGATTGGAAACCACAGCGTCATAGGTCCCCGGAAAATCAAAAGGTGCTGCCAACGTCACCTTGAACTTCGTCCCTACCGCCGCCATCCCATGCGACGATCCGCTACTCATGGTGAACGTTGCTGGTCCAGCAGAGTAGACGGCAGTTCCGCTGTTCACATACCGCTGATTCAACGGACTCGCCCAGTACTCAAACTGGTTGACCGTGCTCGCGTAGTTCAGTGCCCCCTGCTGCACCCACGTCGCGATCGAGTTCTTGCTGGAGTTGACGCCACTGAACACCTCAGTCGTGAGCGTCTCGGCAACCACACACAAGCGGTTCCCAACCATCCGCATCCCGACAGGCGTGATCCCTCGCTCGACGTACACCGATCCTGCCGTCGAGTTTCCGACAGTCGTGACGTTGACCTTGATCTTCAGGTCATCCATCCGATAGCAGGTATACCAACCGTTCGGGATCGAAGCGTTGTTGAGGATGTAGACGCGACGAGTGAACGTGGTCCCGGTGTCCTCGATGTAGTGCTCGGACCCAAGCGTGACCTCGGTTCCCACACCGAACGCCATCACGTCGATCCCGTAGGGGACTTCCGCGAGGATGGGATCAGCCCACACGGTGAGCGGCGGCATCCTTCGGATCTCGGTGCCGTCCTGGCTCACGTAGCAGTTCTTGAGCGTCGCGAACGATCCACCCGTGGGCGAGAACGTCGACTGGTCCGACATGCCCGTCCACTTGGGGGCACCACCCTTGAGGCTGACCTCGAGTTTCTCAGGGTTGCCGGTCATCAGTAGGGCCAGTAGGAACCAAGTTGCCAGGTCGGGGCGTAACGCGACATTGGGTGCCGCCTGTTGATCGGGACGTGGAACCGTCCTGCCGACTGCCGCAAAAGCCGGTTGCCATGCTTCTTGCCACGATGGATCAACTCCGCGAACCTCTTCTCCATCGCCGCCGAGAAGCGTGCATCCGAGTCTTGCTCCGCAACACGGCGCGCAGCCCCCGCCACCACCGCCTCGTCCAGCCAGCGCGGCACGATCGTTCGGTCTGTGTCACTCACGAGCTCCGTGGCCCTCTTGTAGTAGGTCACCAGATAGCTTGACCCGCTAGAGCCAGGGGCAGGGTCGATCTGGATGGAAGGCAAACCAGAGGCGTCGAGATCGCGATAGGTCCAACGCACGGGGGAACCATCGGACGGCCACGCGATGCGCTCGACACGCTCCACGTAGCTTGGCAAGAACGTTCGATCGTTGGTCACCGACGAGAGCGTCATCGTCTCCTCGGTCCTCGCGAACAACGCCAGGTCACCCAACTCGATCAAGACCTCTTCTTGCGCGTCGTTGATGAACTGGTTCAGGGACGCTGCCTGGAAGTTAGAGCTCGACGTGCGATCCACGAGGACCAGCACTGAGTCGCGCAACTGCTTGAGCGTCCTGCCCGCATAAGGGTTGTACTTCTCGAGCGTGAAGTAGTCCTTGCCCTCGAACAGCTCGAGCGACACGCCCGTGGTCGTGAAGAAGAACATCCACGACCCGGCTGTCTTGTGCGTTGGGGTGTAGCCTGCACCGCCCGAGTCGCGTCCAAGGTCCGTGAACGTGATCGTGGGCGTCTCGTCGTTGTCCTGGTTGACGTAGCCGTTGAGCAGCACACCGCGAGGGGTGTCGGTGATCGTGAGCCGAAGCTCTTGCATCACGCGAAGGTCGCTCGTGTTGCTCGTCACGAGGGTCACAGTTGCCGACGTGAGGTCGAGCACCGAGCCAGGACTCGCGCGGTTGTACTTCTGTAGCTTGGCAGTGCGTGCCCCAGCCGCGCCCCAGGTGAGGCTAAGTCGATACCCCGAAGAAGGGCTCGCGGCAGTCCCAGCGCATCGGCCAGCGATCGCCACGATCTGTGATGCTCCTTCGGCGTTCGAGGCGACTAGAGCACGCACCACTTGATTCGCAGTAGACGGAACCGTGGTGGCTTGAATCGCGTAGGCAGCACTTGCCGCGACTGCCGTGCAAGACCCGTTCGTGATCTGGACGTTCGACGAGGTCCATCCACCAGTGGCTAGCGGGGACTCGTCCGTTCGCTCGAACGAATCCAAGAACACGATTGGGTCTGCCATAGATCACGAGTCGAAGTGAAGCCCCAGGCGCTTCAGGAGTTTCGTTCCACCGTTCCGCAACGCCTGCTTGTCCCCAGTTTCGTTGACCAAGGCTTGGTTCAACTCGCGAGGGACCTTCGCGATGCTTCTCATCTCGTTGTCCTGCCTACGGGTGAGATGGCGCGCCCGCTTGACCGCTAGGGCCTGCTTACGCGCCTTCTGCACGATCTTGCCGTAGTAGGCTTCCTGTTGAGCCGGGGTCCGCACGCCGTTCGCCATGTTGAACCCCGGCTTCCTGAACGTGATCTCACCGTAGGAGATCGCGTTGGGTGGGACCTGGCCGATCTGGCGCACGTCCGCACCACAACCGCAGGTGCCCATGAGAGCGTCACCGTTCTCGTCCACAGGAAGAGCGTTCAGCTCCTCCTGTGAACACTGGACGATGGTGTCTTCAGCGCACCCCTTGCAGCGTCCCACGTAGGCAGTCATCAGGTGTTCGCCACGCCAAAGCCAGCGATGCCAGCGATGGGGTTGAGGCACTTGAGACCGTACTCCATGAGCAACATGCCCTCGTTGGAGTCACCCGTCTTCGCGAGAGGCTCGTGGGTCAAACCACGCAAGAGCCCGATCTTGAAGAACTCGGGTTCGATGATGAACAGCGTCGCGTTGGGCCGAATGAAGTAGTTCTGGTTGTTGGTCCAGCTCGAGTCATGCCACCCAGCAGCAGCCGTGTTGGTGCGAGCACTGCCGCCGTTGGCAACCAGATCCTCAGCCCCGTTCATGTAGCGATCGAGGTTGACGTAAATCTTGCCGAGGTCGCTCTCGTACACGTCGATCGTGTCTGACAGCATCTTGGCGTCCACGCCGATGTTGCGATCGTTGAGCGGGTAACCGGTCTGCGTTGCTCCACTGCCCGAGTAGACCGTGGCGAAGTTGCTGATGATGCGCTTGACGCGAACACCACACAACGCGACGGCACCCTGGATGTTCATGCCCTTGCCCCATGCGGGCGAAAGCAAACGATCGAAGAGCTCGTCTCGCGTGAGATCCGATCCGTAGTATCCCGTCGCCGTAGCGTTCGCCGAGTAGTCCACGGCAGTGCCGAGGTTCATCAGCGCCGCGTCACCCGTGTTGGAGGTGATGGTGCCAGTGAACGTTCCCGTGGTGAACGGAGTCGTACCAACGCCGGTCGTCACGATCCTCATGCGGAGAGAAGACGCCGCTTCCAAAGGAACGATGGTTCCCGTAGCCGCGCTGTACCACTTGGAAACAGGAGCGACCGTCACCAACCCAGAGCTTTGCAGATACTCTCCGTTGACGGCATTCGCGCTGCCCGAAAGAGGCATGATGGCTGCGCGATACAGAACCGTTGAGCTGTACGTGTTCGGGATCGCGCGCCCGGCGATCGTGACCGCGCTTTCGTCGATACCGGTCGACAGCAACCAAGCCGCGAGACCATGGGTCCCACGGTTGTAGGCAGCAGTGACGCCATCCACGTAGGTCGACCAGTGGAGGTTGTACTCGGCCTGCTTCATCAGGGAGAGACCCTGGCGAATGACCTGGAACGAGTACTCGTCTTCCACGCCAGCTTCGTTGACCGCACGCTGCGTTCCGGTCACATCGACCGTCTTGCGCGTGATCATCGTCTGGTTGGCAGCGCGAGTGCGCCGGTAGGCCGAGGCGTTCGAGGTCATGTCGAAGGTAGCTTCCGCGCCTTCGCCCGCCGACTGGATCTCAGCGGTGAACGGAACGTTGTCCATCAACCACTCGAACGTGATGTTGCTGACGCTCTCGGTGCCGAGCATCGAGAACAGCGGCGTGTCAGTCGGAGAGAGGTTGGTGATGTAGTTCGTGAGGTCTTCACGAATCGTGCTACTCGTATCGGCGAGCAGCGGATTTGCAGTGTATGCCATGACTAGGTTTGTTTCTTGAGAGACGCTTTGACGTAAGCCGCAGCCGCTTTCATGCGGTCGTGCACGTTCCGGGCTTTGTTGAAACTCTCCACGTATCGCCCATGGTCATCGCGCACAGGTGGCTCCGTACGTCCACCCTTTGGCTCATTCACGGAATGCGAGGGAGGCAATGCCTTCCCCTTCTGCTCACCAAACAGTTCCGGGTTGCGGTTCTTCGCGAGGACGAGCGCATCTTGCGGAGAGAGCCGAGGGGCTTCGTCAAGCACACTCGAAATCGCTTCCGCCTGATCCTGTGAGATGGATGAACCAAGCGCCTTCGCGATGCGACGTTGCATGGCGACCGACTTCACGTCGGGGAGGTAGTCTCCAAGCTCTTGCGCGACGGTCTGTTTCGCAGACTGCCGTGCCATCCAAACCACTTGCTCTTCCACGCTCAAGTCGTCGTAGTTCTTGGGCTTCCTTTCGGGAGCCAAGAGCTCTTCGATCTCCTTGGAATCGCGTGCCTTCTCTGCCTTGGTTCGCAGATCGGCCAACTCCCTTTCAAGCTTGTCACCGCGCTCTTTCTCGCTTTTGAGTTTGCTCTGTTCTTTCGAGAGGCGGGCAACGAACTTGTCGTAGGGAATAGGACCCTTCTCGCCTTCCTCCGCGCCCTCGCCCTTGGTCTCTTGCGCCTTGGCGCTGACCTCGGGTTCAGTCTTGGATTCTGGCTCCTCCGCTGCCTTGGGGGACGACTCCACTGCTACATCCTGTTTGGCTACGGGGGTTCCCTTGCGGAGGATGTTCTTGACCGCGTTCAACGTATCCGCAGGGACCATTTCTCGTTTCATGTCTGTCATGGTGTGATGAGCCACCTTACATCAGCGCAGCACTCAAGGGTTTCGCGCGTGACCACGGAATGCAGGACGTGGGCACGCGAGGATCTCATCGCTTGACGTTGGAGGGAAAGGAACCCGGATTCGGGTCCCGCGGATCGTTCAGGCCCTTCTTCGGCGCAGGAGCCGGGCGGCTCCCCATGGCCGAAGAGTCGCCCTTCTTGCGATCCTTCGAGTTCTCGTTGGGTTGACTCATGTGACGCGATAGGGGTTGACGTTTGCGCTGCGGTCCAACGGGACCCCAACGCCGAATGTGGAGACCCCTGGAGCTCCAACCTTCGGTGTAAGACTCTCGACCTGGAGCTTGCGCTTCAGATCCTCGTACTCGCGCTTGAGGCTTTCCTTGTTGCCAGCAAGCCACTCGAGCATCTTGATCTCGCCCTGGTAACGCCCGAGCTTGGTCGCGTCGGCCAGGTCTTCGGCAAGCAACTTTCGCACGATCAAGTCGCGACGATTCGTGATCGCCTTCACGAAACGGTCCCAACGCGGGTCCTCCGTGAGCGCGATCAGCGCCTCTGCCAGCAGTATCTTGGACTCGAGCTCGTTCATGCCATGTTCTGGGTTTGGAACATACCGCCTGGTCGATCAGCCGATGGTACCGCACCTCCACGCTCAGGACCAGGTGTCTCGCCTGACATGGACTGGCCAGGACCACCCATGGTTGCCGGTCCCTGCGGACCACGTGCTTCCTGGGTGCCACGCTGCGAGTCACCGAGCTCGTCGGGGTTCTGCGCTGACGCGACCTTGGGCGTCGCGGAGTTGACCGCCTTCTTCTGCACAGCCTTACGCTGCATCTGCGTCGCGTGCTCTTGCGCGTGCATCATGAACACGTTCTGGACGGCAACCGAGTAACGCTCGAAGTTCTGGAAGATCGGCTCCAAGTCCTTCAAGTGCGCCTTGTCGTCGTCCATGTCGTGCGTCTGCACGCGCTGGCCCTGCGCCAAGAGGATGTTCTCCTCCTTCTGCGGGATCATCGTGTCCAGCGTCGGCGGGACCTTGACGATGTCCTCGGCGAGCTGATCGCCACACAGGTGCTTGTAGAGCTGCTGGAGCAGCTTGGGCACGTCCACCACGTTGGGGTAAGCCTGGAGGAACGGGGCCATGATCGTGAGGAACTGCTGGAGCTGCGTTGCCCTAAGCCCAAGCGTCCCAAGGTTCGCGATGCCCACGAACTTGAAGTCGATCTCCGAGTTGAACGTCTCGGGACCGACTTCCTCGTAGGCGTCAAGGTGGACTCCAGCCGTTCCAAGGATGCGGAACTTCATCGACTGCGTCATGTACTGCGCGTTCAGCGAGTGCATCTGTTGCAGCAAGGACTCCATCAACCCGGTGAACGAGAAGATCAAGCCGCGCGTGCGCTTGTTGCCTTCCTGGATCTTGCGTTCGACCTCGGTCGCGGTCGTGTTCTCGCCACCACCCTCGAAGATCCTAGGCGCACCAGTGACTTCCTCGATGTCGCGACGAAGGATGTCCTCCATGTAGCGAGCTTCGCCGATGGGGCTTTGGACCTTCATCCAGTCCACGCGCTGACCACGGAACACGGTGCCCGGCAAGATGCCAAGCAAGGACTCGGGGATCTCGGCATCGTCACTCGCGACACCGATCGGGCACATGGCGAGCTTCTGCGCCTCGAACAACAGCGTCCGCAGATCGTCCATCTGCAACTGGATGTGGACGCCATGGTCGAGCGGGCCGACGTTGAAGAACGTGAACGCCTCCGCTTGGCACCTAGCCACCGCATAGGGTCGATGCTTGTCGTCGAACGGGTTCTCCTGGACGCGAAGAACGGTCTTGTTGTTCGCGATCGTGATGACGAACTCGCGGGTCCGCCCAGTGCCATCGGGATCGAAGAGCCCCCAGAACTCGCTCACGATGAACTTCTTGGGTCCACCGTCGAGATGCCCTGTGTCGTTGTTGGGGGTGAGGTCCTGCGACCGATCGACCAGGGCTCGCGTCCGGTAAGGGTCGCTCTTGGGCTCTTCGATGAGAAGCTCTTGGTAGTTCTCGTAGACGCCCATCTTTCCGAGCGCCTCGATCTCGTCGTAGGTCATCACGCACGAGTCGCCGACGAACGTGGACTCCTGGACCGATGAGGAGTTCGTGTCGACGAAGAACGAGAAAGGATCGACAAGACGGCATTTCGGTCCGTTGTATGTGATCACCTCCTTTTCCTTGCGCGTGATAACACGCTTGACGCCGTTCTTGTCGATCGTCCGCTTCACTTCGCGAACAACGCGCTTCTCGGTCTGCGATGACCACCAGGTCTTCACAACACAGAACCCGTAGGTCAACAGCAACCGAAGGGCTGGCTCGACCATGCGATCGAATCCCGCCTTGTCCAACTGGTAACGCAGGGTCTCCCTGATCTGGAGTTCCTGACGCACGTCCATCTGCTCGCGACCGACCACCTCGAAAGGCGGGTCGTAGTCGAGCACTGCCTCGCGAAGCCTGGGGATGAGGACTTCACGCGCCTTGTAGAGTTCAGGAACGTGAACCGGCCTACCCGCGTAGGTTGCTTCCGTGTAGGACTCCCCGCGCAAGAGCCGCTCGATCACGAGCCACTTGTCGCGGTTGTTCGCCGTCTTCTGCTCGAACTGCTTGAACAGCGTCGTGACGAAACCCCTAGCGCGATCCGCGATGGTCTGGTCACTGGCCAGGTTGCGATACGGGATCTGGGCGTCAACCCAGCTATGCAGCGCCTCCGGGTCGTTGCCTTCGAGAGAATCCCGAATCGTGTCGGTCCCCTCGATCGCCGTGGAGCCCATGGACTCCCCAGTGGTCGGCATCGACCTGCGAATAGGCTGCTGCGTGTTCCCGTAGACGACCGTCATGTCTTGTTCTCACGATGGCGGCGGGGAGCCGCAACGATGTACTCGGTAGGTGTGCCGTTCGGCTTCGCAACTGGCTGAGGAGCCTCTGCCGCAACAGAAACCATCTCGAGCTTGGGTTTCGCGACCACCTTCACGCCGATCCCGGTCTCCTTGACCATCGAGTCGTAGAGCTCGCGAAGGCGAAGGAAATACTCCGAAGCATGACGATCTCCGCGACGTGCAGCCGCGTGCCTCATGCCTTCGATCATGTCTCGGATCTCTGCGACCTTTGGGTTCATCCTGGGATTCTCTTGGCGAGGTCCGACCAGATGTTGCCACCTGATGTCCTGGCCTGTTTGGGTTGGATGGCGTTCACGACCTCGGGACGCCCATTCACCATCATGTGCATCGGGACCACGTTCCCCCGACGCTTGCGCTCGTTCTGAAGCCTGTCGTAGGTAGCCCGCGACGTTCCCACGCACAGCCGTTGACCTTCCGAGTCCATCGCGTCGATGTCCGCGATCGCGTCGGCGATGTCGTTCTTGGGGTAGACCGGGAACCGGATGAACTCGCGAACCAACTCGCCGTCAGGCATCGCGATCCCGTCAGGGTCCACGAACCCGCTCGGGTCCCACAGCGACTTGACATCGCCAAGGTCGTTGTAGGTGCGCGGAACCGTGTCCAACACAAAGAAGTTGCCGTCCTCGAACCGACGATGAAGCCGCTTGATTCGCTGCTCCTTTGACGGGCCACCGCCCCCGCGAGCCACGTCGATAATGTGAACTCGAAGATCACGAACACGAAGGGCATCCATGATCTGGGGGCGGAACACCATGTTCAGCCCAATCCGTTCCAAGAGAGCACCCCGAAGATTCGCCTTCTGTTGCCACTTGGCAACCACGTCAACGAATGTCGTCACGAACTCCGCTGGCGTGTGGTTGCCCACGCGAAGGTCGCACAGGTAAGAGCGGTTCTCGACATCGAGACCGATCACCCCGATCACGCTGTAGCACGATTCATCACTCGCGCCCGTGGCCGTGTCGGTCACGATGTAGAGCGAGAGCGACTCCATCCAACGTTCCCAACGCGCGGGATGGAAGTGCGTGCGGCGGAACAAGGCCATGCCAGACGCAAGGGACTTGTTCAGGTATTGCCGCGAGAAGTCCGCAGGTGACATCGTCGCGAACTTCTGCCGCAGGAACTCCATCGGCTGGTGCTTGAACACCGGCTCCCCGATCAGCTCGAGCTTGCCGTCGTTGCTGCGAACGATGTCCACCCCCGAGTCCAGCACGAGGATGTCGAACATGTCGCGGAGCTCGTTGCGGATCAAGCTCGACAAGTCCGCGTCATCGTAGAGCGTGCAGGTCACGATGAGGATGCCACCTGGATCGAGCAGCGGCTGGTTCGCGCGGAAGCAGTCGATCGACTTCTGGATGCCCTCCGAAGTGCGAACGTTCTGCCAGTTCACGAGGTCGTCGAGGATGAGGATGTCGCAGTGACCGCCCGTGCTGTTCTTGTCCGTGCCGCCAGCCCACATCGTCGGCTCGCGAAGCCCGGTTGCCGTCCGCTTGCTGACCGTGAACCCATTGTCGGCCCACTTGCGCTTCTCGGTTCCAACGCCCTTGAACGACCCGAACATGTCGCGGATCTTCTCGTTGGTTTCGAAGTGCTCCTTGACCGCCTCCACCGTCTTCTTGGCCTCGTCGTAGGTGGCCATCACGTAGTGGATGCGGATGTTGGGGTTCTCGACGATCTTCCGCACGCAGAACGCCTGGAGTGCTGTGGTCTTGAGGCATCCACGCGGTCCCATGATGAGCTTGTTCTGCGTCGGCGCGTCCAACACGTCGATCATCAGTTTGTGCGGCCCGTCTTCGCGTAGGCCACCAGGGGACCGTTCCCCGGTCTTCCAGTGCTTGTCGTAGTTGAAGCCCAGGAACTCACGCGCCAGGTAGCCCGTGTCGCGAAGAGCGCGGTCTCGAGCGTAGGAAACTTCCTCTTCCGTGCTCACAGGGCAAACCTCGCCAGGTTCCACACGTCCTCGACGATCGCGTTGATCACGGTGGCCAGGCCCAACCACCACGAGGAAGGAAGCTGTTGAATCGCGTCGACGGTCATGCACGACGTGAGCGGGAGCATCACGCCAGCACCAACCAGGGTCTTCGCGATCTTGTTCACGTTGGCAAGTTGGGGCGGTGCGTCGCGTCGTAGAGTTGGTCGACCTGGGTCTGAGCGATCCCAGCCTTTCGCGTCGAGAGGCCTGCGCCAGCAAGCCCACCAAGGCCCGCTAGGAGTGCTGCGAGCTCGGTCCACGACAGTTTGCCGTCCTTGTTGGTATCCGCCGCCCGCATCTGCTCCACCGAGAGCTTGAGCAGCGCCAAGGCACCGTTGATGGCACCAGCGCCCTCGTTGATCTTCTCGCCCACCTTGTCGAGCTTGGACTCGGTGTTGAGAGGGATCGCACAGGACGCGAGGGAGAGAAGTAGC